TGGTGTGGTCGCAACAATCTCTGAATTGGACGGTGTGGTTCGCCGTATGCCTCTACTTGTCAATATTGCATCTGGTCTTTATCCAAGTATTCCTTTGGAAACCATTCGTGTCGCTGCTGGAGATCCTAGCTTCCAAGTTAAGACGAACGAAGGTGGAATAGAGGCCGTAAGAGTTCCGGCTTTCCCACCGATCTCAACCGACGAGCGCGGGCGCATCTGGTTATCTTGGAATACCAAGTTTGATACGCTAGAAGCAACCGAAATAGACGGCCGCGTGAAGGACAAGATTGTTATTCTTGGTCTAACGATTGAAGGTGTTGGTGGTATTATCGCAACACCAATCGGTGAGAAGTGGGCCCATGAGATTCAGGCGCAAACACTCCAAACATTGGTCGATGGCACTTCTATTTCTCGCCCCAACGTAGGAAGACTAATAGAAGGAGCACTACTAACCACCATGCTACTACTATTGCTCCATATAGTTCCAAGACTGACGGTAGTGATGACAGTTCCATTCTACGCTTTCATTGTGGTTGGAGTATCAGCAGCGAGTTATTATTTATTCAAAACAGAGCTACAGCTATGGGACGCAAGCTATATCGTATTGGCTATATCTGTTGTATATGGGCACTTGGTATTCAACAATTTCGCTCGCGAGTTTAGACTAAAGCAGCAAATCAAAAAGCAGTTCGGCACTTATCTATCTCCTGCGCTTGTAGAAAAGCTCCAGAAGAATCCAGAACTATTACGTTTGGGAGGCGAGACCCGTGAGCTATCTATCATGTTTACTGACGTTAGGGGCTTTACGACTATCTCTGAACATTACGGTAATGACGTACAGGGTCTTACAAAAATAATGAATCGTTATATGACAGCGATGACCAAGAAAATCATTGATAATGATGGCACACTAGATAAGTATATCGGTGACGCGCAGATGGCATTCTGGAATGCGCCACTTGATGATAAGGATCACGCATTACACGCAGTTAAGACAGCATTGGAGATGCTAGATGATTTGGAACGATTTAACAAAGAAGTCACCGCTGAGGGTATTCCACCCTTTGGTATGGGTCTTGGGATTAACACAGGCTCCGTTGTGGTTGGCAATATGGGTAGTGATCAACGCTTTGATTATACTTGCCTCGGTGATACTGTCAATCTAGCTTCACGTTTGGAGGGGCAGAGTAAGCCATATCATGTGAAGATGGTGATCGGTCCGCAGACTTACGAGTATGTGAAGGACGAGTATCTATGCTTAGAGCTTGATTGTCTAGCCGTTAAAGGTAAAACAAAAGGCGTTAACATATACACTATCGTAAACAAGAACGGACTTAACATAGCTTTCGCTCGCGCGCACGGGGAGTTTCTGATGCACTATCGCGAACAGAACTGGGATAAGGCGTTAGAATATGTACCCTACGTCGAAAATGCTTTCGAAGGCGAAATGAAAGAGTACTATGCTATGATGGTCGAGCGTATCGAAGAATATAAAGCCAATCCACTACCGAAAGATTGGGATGGCGTCTATAGAACGAATTCCAAATGAATAAATAGGGGAGCACAGATTCTGGAGTTCCCACATGGCTAAAATTACTTCTAGAGAAAAATTTAAAGAGTATATCCTACGTCGTTTAGGTTCTCCTGTAATTGACATCAACGTGGATGACGAACAGATTGAAGACCGTATCGACGACGCATTACTTAAATATCGTGACTATCATTTCGATGGTATGCAGCATGTGTATTATCCGTATCAACTAACGCAAACGGATATCAACAACCAATATGTTACGCTTCCGGAAGATTTCGTAGGCGTAACTCGCATTTTTGATATTAACGATTCGTTCGGCGCTATGAATCTGTTCAATATCCGTTATCAGCTTCACCTAAACGAACTGTTCAATATTTCCAGCGTATCGGTCACACCATACGTCGTAGCGATGCGTCATATCGAGTTTCTTGAGGAAGTATTCGTAGGTAAGAAACCTATCCGCTATAATCGTAATACCGATAAGCTTTATATCGACATGGCTTGGGATGACGATACAGTAGCAGGTCAATTCATTATGATCGATGGTTATCGTGAGGTTAATCCAGAAGAGAATCCTGATGTATGGGACGAACCATGGCTTAGACAATACGCTACTCAGCTTGTTAAGCGCCAGTGGGGTGAGCATCTTAAGCTATACGAAGGCATGAACCTTCCAGGCGGCGTTACGTTTAATGGTCAGAAGATCTGGGATGAAGCTCAGGAAGAAATTCAAAAGCTCGAAGATACAGTAATTAACGATTACAGCTTGCCTGTTACGGACATGATTGGATAACAATGGCAACGAACAAGTATTTCCGTCCGTTCACCTTTGGTCGTCAACAAGATCTGGCTGAAGACCTAATCGTTCAGTCGATTAAGATCTACGGTATCGACGTGAAATATATGCCGCGCACGCTCGTGAACCCTGACGCATTACTCGGTGAAGACGCTTCTTCTGCATTCGAAGACGCTATCGACATCGAAATGTATATTAAAAACACTCAGGGGTTCGAAGGCGAGGGTGATTTTCTTTCTAAGTTTAATCTAGAAATCCGCGACTCGATTACGTTTGTTATGGCTCGTAAGCGTTGGGAGCAGGTGTCTAACGAAAAGGTTCTTACCGAAGTAGGCTACAATATTCAGCTCGAAGACGCTAACACAAACGAATGGGGTAACAGTAACGCATTGCGTTTGGAAGCCGGGCAATCAGAACTTTATCAGACGATTCACTCGCGCCCGTACGAAGGTGACTGGATTTACTTTCCTCTGAATAGAAAGCTATATGAAATCAAGTTTGTAGAAAACGAGCAGGTATTTTATCAGCACGGTAAGCTTTACACATACGAACTAAATTGCGAACTCGTAGATCGTCTCGGTACTATTGCTACGGGTAATACGGAAATCGACGCTATCGGTACTCTTTACGATCCGGATATCCTACAGTACCAGATCACACTAGAAACCGGAAACGGAACTGGTTCGATACTCAACGAAGACGGCGAATCTATTTTGTGGGAATACAGAATCGAAACACAAGACGCTTTGGCTAATAACGAATACTTCACCACGAAATCGATTGATTATCTCGATTTCAGCGAACGCAACCCATTCTCTGAAGTGGATAGATATTAATGTTTGGATCACAGTTTTATCATCAGTCGCTGCGTAGATATGTTATCATGTTTGGTAATATGTTTAATGACATCGTTATTCGTAGATACGATACGGCTAATAATAACATCAGCGCAGTTGCTGTTCCTCTTGCTTATGGTCCTAAGGAAAAGTTTTTAATTCGCACGACACAAGATCCTGACCTAACACAACCAGTGGCTATTCAGCTGCCTCGTATGGCGTTTGAAATGACTACGCTTAATTATGACGGGCAGCGTCGCCTTGTTGGTTCTAATCGTAATGTTAAAGTCACTACGACCGACGAAGATAAGCTAGACTATAACTATATGCCAGTTCCTTATGATCTACAGTTCAATCTATACGCATATGTGCGTAATGCAGACGATGGTGCACAGATACTTGAACAAATTGTTCCTTATTTTGGCCCTGAATGGACTAACAGTGTTCATGTTGTTCCTAAAACGAGCATAACGATTGATGTTCCAACGATACTTAATACCGTGTCTATAGAAGACACATATGAAGGAGATTTTAATACCCGCAGAGCTTTGATATACACTTTCGACTTTACTGTAAAAGCATATTTCTATGGTCCTACTCGTCGTCAGGGAGTTATCAAGCGCACTCAAATTGATTTCGGTATCGTTACTGGTAACAACTACAATAAAATCACACTCGAAGATATCGCTCGCACTGGTCGTAGTTCTCGTATCGTTATCACTCCCGGATTACTAGCAAATGGTAGCCCAACAACTAACAGCGCCGCATCTATATCATACAACCAAATAGAAGCCACAGACGACTATGGATTCTGCGCAAACACATTTTTCTATACTGATGGTAAGAAATATAATCCTGTGACTGGAAGTGATCAATGATTAATGATAAAACGAATTTCGAAACGAGCGTAGAAAATGCTCTAGGATTACCTAGTTCAGCGCCCATGGTACAACCATTAGCACCAATAGAGGTGGACCCTAATGCGGATATTGATGACGATTTTGCTAAGGTTAGAAATAATCTTCACCAGATTATTCATAAAGGTAACGATGCACTCGAAGAGGCGCTCATGGTTGCGAAAACATCAGAACACCCACGCGCATTTGAAGTCGTCGGACAGCTTATCAAAACAATGGTAGATGCTAATAAAGATCTATTAGACATTCAAAAGAAACTAAAAGAGCTTAAGAAATCGGATGATACTAGAGCTCCTACTCAAAATATCCAAGCTGAAAATGCTATTTTCGTGGGAACCTCAGCCGAGTTGCAGGCATTGATTAACGGGCGTAAGTAATGGCTGTCAAAACATATCTAGGTAACCCTAATCTTAAAGCTGTTGGTGTCATACATCAATACACCAAACATGAAGCTGACGAGTATATCAAGTGCGCCAAAGATGTAGAGTACTTCGCTCGTAACTACGTTAAGATCGTCAACGTGGATCTTGGTCTTATGCCATTTAATATGTGGGACTTCCAAGCGAAGATGCTCCACACATTCGCTAACAATCGCTTT